ACGAGAAAAACAAAATGTTTTCATGTCGACCAAACAATCGACACACGTCAACCAAGATGGAGATTGAGGTCTATGATTTGGAGAGTGGGAGGCCAATTCCTAAAATCGATTTAGAGGATAGGGAGAGGGGGGACTTTCCGGCACAATTTTTCCAAAATGGGGGGCGAATTAGGATTCAGCGAGTTGAGCACCAACTAACTCCTCAGCAGATCTTTGACGGGGTATGGGCAGACGTGATCCACGACCGTATCACAGTCACCGGAGCTAAGCTCTTCTTGCAGACACTCGGCACAGAAATAATTGAAGACACCTTCGATGCTGAGTGGACCTCTTTCGGGGTTGTACTAGCTCCTGGAGGAGGTGCAGCAAGCGGGCCGTTCCATGCTGTGGAATGGGTCGCCGGCCAGGAGACATACACCAGCACTTCCGGTGAGCCGTGTCAAGGACAGACATTGATCTATTGCGCTGTCTACTTGTGTGCCATATACCGTCTGGGTCGGTCCACCGCTGAGGGTGAATACAGAGGGAAATTAGAAACTACTATCTCTGAATTCTTGGCTGCTATGATTCCTGACAGGCCGCAGCTGACTGGCAGGGGAGCTATTGCAGGGAGGTGGGTGCAAGATCGCAACTTTTGCAGACTGGTTGCCATGCTTGATTTGTTCTTTAGGGAAAAGAAGGATCACGACTATGCAGTGATCAGAATGGGGACAATTGCATCTAGGTATCGGGAGTGCACAGGATTGACTTCTCTCACCCATCTGGCTCGACTGACTGGAGATCCGATCGAGAGGGCCATCTGCTGGGTATTTCAGCAAGATGTCGCGAGGCAAGTCATCAATCTGATTACCCCCGGTCAGGAGATCACCAATTTTAGAGGACTGACTCCTTACATCGCCGATTTGGGAATCAGCAGAAGAAGCCCGTATTCATCCGGGATCAACCCTGAGTGGCATGTATTTTGTCATGCCATTGGAGTCTTCATGGGGAACAGAAGATCCATCGACGCCAGATACTTGGAAGCTAAGGATGAGAGCACAATCATGCAAAACGCGGGCTTGGTCGCTTACGTCTGTCGCCACAGAACCAATTTGGTGCAGGCATTCGGGTCTCGCTCAAGGGTCAGGACCCACAGACAGAATGATGTCAGAGTCAGGGGTGGAGGCCTCAATCCCTTCTTGGATGACGACGCAATTCTTGAGGAGGAAGCTGATGTGGGTCTTCCCAATGTCAAAGACCCAGAAGCCTGGTATGACTTCCTCAAGATGCGGAATTTCCAGATGCCCATTGAAATTGTTGAGTACATGAGAGAGAGGGCAACAGCTCTCACCCAGACTCGCACAGGATCGATGGGTCACAAAATCTTCACCGTTTATGCGCAGCAGAATGTGAGAAGAGTTCAGTAGGTGCTTCAGATACATGAAAAAAACTGACACACGTCACCATGAACCTCTCTCCCGAACAACTGACAGAGCTCAGCTCCTTCGTCACTCAGCACCAGCTTGAAGATGACGAAGACAGTCTTGCAGAGAAGGTCGCTAAGAGCTGCTCTATCAGCGAAAAGGTGTTCCCACCAAACCCATCTGACACCGAGGGTGAAATCATGGATTACCAGTCAAGTGGAGAGAGTGATGGACAGGCTAACCCGAGTCTTGAATGGGATCATTCTGTTCTTGCTCGAGCAGGTGATTCGGACCACACCAGGCCAGGAGGCAGTCTGCCAACTCCTGGACCAAGTGGAACTGGAGGACCAAGTGGACTCATCGGAGGAGGAAGTGGATTGATTGCGATCCCCCAGACTCCTCCAGCGATAATCCATCAGCCGCCTGTTGATGCTTCACCTCCTCTGATCCCTGCAATACCTAGCCAGGTGACGTTGACCCTTGCTGACGCAATGTCTCTCTTCAATTCGGTGTTGGCAAAATCCGATGAGGGCAGCTTTTATCTAGAGGCAGGACAAATCAAGTACCTTTCTAAAAAAAAGCAGCAAAACCTTACAAGGTCAGTTCTGTCAGGACCCGATTCTCCCTTACCAGGAATGGAATCATCTCCGAAACCTCAGGCTGTGTCGAGAGGATGCCAAACAACTTCATCTTGCATCGCTACCTCTAAGCCTCCGACACCTCCCCCAAGAAGGACGCTTGCAGCGAATTTCTCGACCCCGCTTGCACCCCCTGAGAAGAGCAAGAGCAGTGGAGAACGTGAGGCTGTCATACCTCCAACAGGAATTGCTTGGAACCCATTCTGCATCTTCCCCGAGCCACCCGGAAACAAGGATGGAAAGGAAGCTTCTCCGGAGAGCACCCACATTGAAGAACATCCACCTGGAGACACTGGAGGAAATCCATTTGTCCAAAACCCTGAAGGAGCTCAGATTGTTGATCGACCAACTGCCCCCCCTCTGGGAAGAGATGGAGCCATAAGTAATTATGCTGGCAGTCCACCAAACGTTCCTAGATACAGTCTGACAGAGCTAAGAGTCAAGTCAGAGAAAGGATTTAAGATCAAAGGACTCAACAAGATCCTGACTATCTATGATTTCCGTTGGGACGAAATGACCTCCCATCAAGGAAAATTCCCTTTGAAATTCTGGCTTCGCTTTGCCAACATTTGAGAAACATGAAAAAAACGACACACGTCACCATGAATCTTCTGAAGTTCTTCTCTTCGGGAGATCCCCTGGCTGTGTCTTCTGCCGCGAGGAGGAATGCAAGGATATCATACTCTTTGGACATCACCCTAGATCTCTCACGGATCAATGTGAGTCTAGATCACAAGAATGTGATTGAAGCGATCAAACGTGTAATTAGCCCTCCATTGGAGATTAGATCTCTGATCTGCTACCTGTTGACCTCGATCAGAACATTCAGGGTCATAAAAGGAGAGACCAGAACAGTGGGTATAAAATGGGAGCTGAGCAAGTTGACTGTTCCAACCGACTTTCCAGAAAGATTTGACAAACGCTGGATTGTTCATAGGGAAGGAATTCTTCCTGGATTTGATCGTCCGATCATGTACAAGGTTCACATCTGTATTGAACCCGGCCCAGGCGGGACTGCTCCAGATTTCAAGATTTTGTCCCTGATGAGTGAGGAAGAGCGAAGGTCTAACTTCACACAGAGGGACAGAGGATGGGTTTTCAATTAACGTGAAAAAAATGACAGACCTGAGCTCTTTCCAAGATGTTTTGGAAAGTATTCTTCGCTCTGGTCCTTTTCTCTTACTGGAATAATCCAGATGTGGCATCAAGGACTGCGACCACCATTTTCGACATGATGTTACTTGCAACCAGATACATTGCATCATATATTCTACCCGCTTCAGCATGTCCCCCATGCCCAGAGGTGCATGCTCCACTCCCATGAAAAAAACTGACACTCGTCACCTTCATCATGGCCGCAAAACTGCTGATCGTCATTTCTCTATGTGGTCTAGTGCTAGGAGATTACATTTATTACCCAGTGACCATACAGACCCCTTTCAAAGCAACACCTCTCTCAAACCTTCAGTGCCCCAGGCATCCATCAGAGAGATCTCTGAAGAATTCAGGGTATGGCAGAGGATGGATACTGAAGCTGAATATCGTGGACGTCCCCGGACTGTTCATTGTAAAGCAGAAATGGAAAACCCATTGTTTCATGAATTTCCTAGGCATCAAGACCATCAGGCATGAGATCATCTCAGAGACGCTGACACATGATGATGTCAAGACGTTCACCACCACTCCAACATTCCCAAACGAGGAATGTCATTGGATGTCGGACACAGTGACAGAGAAGACTTACTTCATTGCCAGCCGAGGAACGATGGCATATGACATTAGTACAGGGAGATCAGCTGACCCAGTGTATGGGACCCATCTGTGCTCTATGCATGTGTGTCACCTGAGAAGTGATGTGATTTTCAAGTCGGATGAGGAATTCAAAATTAAGGAGTATGGTTTTAAGGAGGTTGTGTACGAGGCCGAACTGGATGAAAACAAGCAAGTCACAGAATCCAGTATAGTACAGTCGAGGGATTTCCATCCCCTTTCTATTCGGGGCGCATGCATCGATGAGCAAAACCTGGAAGGAAAGAAATTCTCCATCATTTTTCCCAATGGATTTTATCTTGTGCTGGACATTCCCATTGTAAGTGGAGGATTGAATATCAAGTACGAGCAGGGACAAGACCTCCAGAAAAGAGCATCCATGAGGCTGAAGGGGACAGGAAGCGGCCCGTTGAGAGGGGTCAAAGATGTCGGGGTTATCTTCAACACGAAGGTCACAGACTCCAAGTGTGGCATGTGGTGTTCTGCAATCAATGGTCTCCCAGTCTGTGAGACTTTTGCTAGACATCACATCAGACAGACTGGAATGCTGTCTATGGAATTCCAACAGGAGAGAAGGATGCTTGCCAAAGTGGAGTCGTTCATCTGCAGAGAAAAATTGCATGATGTGAGGAACAGAAAGAGAATCAACCCAATCAGCCTGGGGATGTTTGTCCAACGACATGGAGGACCCGGTCCTGTTTACAGAATCAGGAACAAAACTCTCGAGTCTGCAACTGGAATTTACAAGAGGGTCTTTTGGGAGCCGACGGACAACAGGATCGGGAAGTATTACAACGGGACAACTGAAAAAGAGATTGTTTGCAAGGAGTGGATTCAGGATGAGAACGGACACTCCTGTGTAAATGGAATAGTCAGATACGGAAAAAAGATAATTCATCCATCCTCTTTAGCCAACACCGCCCCTGAAGAGGAGAGACTTTTTGCAGAGAGTGAGCTGGTGGATGCCTACCACGTCCCCACAAAAGCTGTCAATCCCTGGGCTGATTGGAATCCTCTTCATCCTCCTCCTTCACACAGAAAGTTCTTGGGTCTCCACTTTCCTGATTTCCTGGGCAGTGTGAAGTATTATTTGGAATGGATACTAATCGGATCGCTTGGCTTCCTTCTTATGTTGCTGATCATTTCCTGCAGAAATAGAAATAGAGGCTATTATTAAACAGTGACATCCATGAAAAAAACCATCATGGACTATGATGCTCTGTCGGAAGATATTGTCAGTGGATGTAGAAAGAGACCGTCAAAATTAAATCTGGTAGATTACTGCCTTCAGTCACCACTATTGACAGACATACAAGACAAAATCGCACAATGGAGAGAGAGGAAAATCAGCACTCTGAGCGACGACTGGATATGGGTGATGCAGAACAGCGGAGTTGAGATCAGAGGTTGGAGGGAGACACATCACTGGCTTGGAGGACTTTTATCAGAGTTAGCAGATCTGAAAGGGACGCCTTATCTGAATTTATGGGAAAGTATGGCAAATAGAGATATCAGAACGGCAGACAAAGTTGCTCAAGGGTTCTTTGAAGGTCTGAAGATAGAGTTTCCCTCTATAAAACAAATCAACAACCATGGATGCGGAGGATTTGGAGAAATCGGTTTGGCTTGTCATATTCTGGTGTGTGTGATGAATAACATGGACAATCCTTGCTTCAACATTTTAACAGGAGAGCATATGACCAGGCACATTTTGCATTCAGGGAAAGTGGTGGGAATTTGGGTTCACAAAGACCTGGGAAGATTGCTTTTCAACAAGGACTTCGTTGTGACAGAGAAAGGTTATTTGCTAGAGAAGAACTTTGTGATGATGATGAAAGATGTTTGCCTGGGGAGATACTGTGTGGGGATAGGAGAGGGATTACTGAGTAAAGATGTGCAGCTGATCAAGAAAGTCTGGAAAATCGGGGACGAGGAGTTGAGATCACATGGAAACAATAGCTATGACTCTATCAAGTTGCTAGAAGCCCTGTGCAGTGAGAGAATGATCTCACTAGGTCAGTCTCATAGACCAGACATCATAATTCCTGAAGATTTCTCTGTTTTCCTCAGGGACTCAGTTCAAGAGATGGAAGCCAATGGGTTCAAGTTCCCTAAAGAAATAAGACAGCTACTCAGCGGGGTTTCAGATGTGGAGATGGTGATTGAAATTTATGGGATGTTCAGGTTGTGGGGTCATCCATATATAGATCTTCTGGACGGATTATGTCAGCTCCACAAGAATGTGACAATGGAGAAGGACATTGACTTAGGGTTTGCAGAACAACTTGCGAGTGACCTGGCCTACAAGGTGTTAGAGAATAGATATAAGATAGAAAACAGATGGTATGTTGACAAGAGTAAAGTGGATAAAAAACACCCCCTGTATGACCACATCCAGAATGATACATGGCCAACACCAGTGGAAATACACAATTTTGGAGACAACTTCCACAAATTGCCTCTCACACCTTGTTTTGAGGTTCCAGACTTTATCGACCCCAGTCTCTTAATGGGAGACAAGGCACACAGTCTGCGATTCAAAGAGGTGGCATCCGACATTAAGTCAGGGGGCAAAGGGATGATCAAGACACAGAGAGTTCTAAAGACATTCTTGGAAACAGAACAATTAGATGTGAAGAAGTTTCTGGACGCGTTAGAGGAGGAAGGATTTGATCATGAAGACTTGATCATCGGGTTGAAAGCTAAGGAGAGGGAATTAAAGATAATTGGCAGATATTTTGCTCTGATGAGTTGGCTGTTGAGGACTTACTTTGTTCTGACTGAACTCCTGATCAAAGAACATTTCATCCCACTGTTTGATGGCATAACGATGGCAGATGATCTGAAAAATGTCATAGGGAAGATGATCTCTCGATCTGATGGACAGGGGCGGGATGACTACAAGGAAGTGACATATGCAAACCACATGGATTATAGCAAATGGAACAATCATCAAAGAGGAAAGATCAACAACCCGACATTCAAGGTGATGGGGATGTTTCTAGGTTATCCTAAATTGATAGAAAGAACACATGAGATCTTTGAGAAAAGCTTGATCTACTATGCCGGAGACAAGACCCTACTCAAGATAGAAGGGGGCGAAATCGTGAATGCGGGGGGAAGCATAGCATGCTGGAGGGGTCAGGCCGGTGGACTAGAGGGCCTCAGGCAAAAAGGATGGACAATCACAAGCTTGCTAATGATAGAGAGAGTATCCAGGTTGCGTAACACCAAGATAACAACCCTAGCTCAGGGAGACAACCAAATAGTATGCTGTAGTTTCAAACTCTCATACGGCTACGATGAAGAAATAAAGAAAAAGTGCCTTTTAGAGATCTATGAACAAAATCAGAAAATCATGAAGGATATCCAAGAAAATGCACTCAGGATGGGGTTGATCATCAAGATGGAGGAGACCATGACCAGCACAGAGATGATTAATTATGGGAAAAATATTGTTTATCGAGGGAATCTGTGCAATCCGAAGAGCAAGAGGTATGCAAGAATGTGCACACTGAATAATGACTGTCTTCCTAACATAGCCAACTGTCTGAGCACCACATCGTCACTTTGTCTTTCCATCGGACATTTCGACGTCAGTCCAACAAATGGGATCCTATCATATCTGACATTTGGGAGTCTGGGATTGAATCTTATCTCTATGTATGACCCTTGCCTGAATGGGATGATAACAACACACAACAAGGAGGAATATGTCTACAGAGCTTTATTCCTGGATCCAAGCATAGGTGGAGTCTGCGGAGTAAATCTGAACAGGTTCCTCGTGAGGAGCTTTCCTGACCCGGTGACGGAATCATTGTCTTTTTGGAAATTGGTCGGAGAAAACACAGAGGACAAGATACTCAAGAGAGTTAGTCTTCAGGCGTTCAACCCAAACGTATCCCGATGTATCGATAATGACATCACGTTGTTGATAGAGAATCCGACCAGTCTAAACATCCCATCTGGACTCAGTCCCACCAACTTAATCAGGCAGGAGATAAAGCTAGCGCTATTTAACAACGTTCACAACATCAGGAACTCCTTGGTCAGAGATGTGACAAAGTTGGCATTCAAGGAAGATTCACAGTTCATCCGATTTGTCAAATCGATCAATCCTCTGTTCCCAAGGCTTTTGAGTCAACTTAAAACAGGAACAGTAATAGGAATAAGAGATTCAATCACAGGGATATATGAGAATTCACGAACAATCAGGAAAGAATTCTGTGAATTGTTCAGGGAGGATTTTGATGACCTGGTGATCAAGTCTGAGACCCAGTCGCTGCGCATCCTAGATGCTCCTGCAAGAGAGTTGTCACTCAGCTTTATATGCTCCGCCAAACAGGCAGACTCCCTTCGGAAGAGATCATGGGGTGGAGAGATAGTGGGAGTGACCATCCCTCATCCATGTGAAGTATTGATGCCACCAGAAAATCTTCGGGGACATGACTGTGATGAGTCACATAGTGCATTTATCACTACTGTGGCGAATAAAGAACGTGAAGACACACTGAATGGGAGAGGACCGTGTGTGCCATACTTAGGATCAGCCACTTCAGAAGGAACCAGCATATTAACCCCTTGGGAGAAAGAGACGAAAATACCGTTTCTTAAGAGAGTAATGAAGCTAAGGACCCCCATCGGATGGTTCGTGGACAATGAAAGTAATTTGGGGAAATCGATTAAAAACATGATAGAAGCCATTGTAGGTCCTGGTCAACTGAAATTTACAAGAGACTTCAAAAGGACAGGCTGTGCCATCCACAGATACGGGTGTGAGAGACAAAGTGCAGGAGGATATGCCGCAGTCAGTCCCTGCCTACTCATGAGGATCTTCACCACGACCGACACAATGATAGGAATGGAGACTCAAAATTATGACTTCATGTTCCAAGCGAACATAATATTCACTCAAACTCTCGTGACATTCAAAATCATAAACCAAAGCAAAGGGATCACAGTTTATCACTCTCATCTCAAATGCAAGAGTTGCATCAGAGAGGTGAAAGACATCAAAGTAGACTCATCCTTGATCTACAATCCTGAATCCTTTTACGCCAATCTGAAGCAGTGGATCCCCACAATGGATGATTCATGGAGATCCAGAGAAAGCGCACCCATCTTTGCAGGAAACGTTGAGGATTACTCAAGGAGAGAGATCACATTCAATGTCGGCCAAACAATCGGTTTCATTTACGGCCATATGTTCTTCCAGGGGAAATCAAAGAACGTGGAATCCACATTGTTTCCTGTTACATTGAGGGAGAAGCTGGAACCAGAACCTTTCCTGAACGGATTAGTTTTGGGGCTGGCGATAAGTTCTTCTACAAACTTCCTCTCTGGAAAGATCCCCTCAAAGATTGTGTACCCAAAAGAAGGAGTGGTTGGAGTGGCATGCAGAGTGATCAATTCGCTTGTGTTGAACCCATCTTTTTTGGCATTGGTGAAAGAAGGACCTCTTTCAATATACATGTCCAGAACAGCTCACAAAACACCTGCGTCATACCCGACAAGTGCACTGGACTGTGGGGTCATTTGCAAAATGTTCCTCAAACAGATTCTTAGTTCCGGAATAAATACCTTCAAGATCAAGAAGCCCATAATGATTTTCAGTGACATGATAGACCCTTCGCTAATAGCTGCTTACACCACTGGTTGCCAGATATATGAGGAACTTTGCAATCCAAACAAGGATACTAGACGTTTGGTGAGTCTCAAGAATACCAATATCTCGAACAGAAGCAAGAAAGATGACTTGCAGATGGACCCGACCTTACCAGTGATTTTAATAAGTTCAGAAATCCGACATCTAGCAAAGTTCAGCATAAGGATCAACCAAGAGGAGGAGCGTCTAACCTTTAATCAGGAGTGGACAGGGGATGTTTACCCGATAGTGCTTGAGTTCTCACCAGATAAACCATCATCCACTCTAAATGTTCCACAGAGGTTGAACCCGGTTGTAGGAATCTGCAGGATGGCGCAGATAGCGACAGGTTCTCATTACAAGGTTAGATCACTGATGAAGTATTACAAGCTACCTTCCGGCTTCTTCTTATCAGGCGGAGACGGATCAGGAGGGATAACGTCCATGCTCCTGAGATACAACAAAACATCCAAAGGAATCTTCAACAGCTTGCTGACCTTTGATGGCTTGACGCTTAAAGGGTCCGCTCCCGCTCCCCCCGCTGCAGTTTACAGCTTAGGACCTGACAGAAACAGATGCATAAATCTTCACACTTGCTGGAGAAATCCATCAGATTTGAGTTCTGAAGAGACTTGGATCTATTTCTCGCGTTTAGTGGAGAAAGAGGGGAAGCTATTGGATTTGATTGTTTTGGATATGGAAATAACTGAGAGAGAGGTATCCACAAAAATTGTGAATATGGTGTGCAAATTTGCAATCAAACTCATGAAGAAGACCGGATCAGTGATATTCAAAACATATCTTTCAGAATTTGGCATGTCTGACGGTGCGCCTCACGTTTTCTCCCAGTACTTCGACAGAGTGGTTTCAAATCAAACCTCAGTGACGAGTGGGAACAGTTCGGAGGTTTACTTGTTGTTGCAGGATCCGATGGCAAGACCAACTACAAGATATGTCAGTGACCTATCCATAATGAAGGTGTCAGCTACCAACTTGGTACACGAAGAATTCAACTCCGCAGCTAGAAGAGCTCAGTCTCTTCTTCAGAGTGACCCCTGGAAAGGAATCCCCAAGCAGCTCATACCTCCTCTCAATTCCGAACTACAGATCGCACTAGAAATTTTGAAGGTGCCCGGAGGAGTCATTCACACTCTGATCAACAGCCATGGGCAGATTCCAAAAAAAGAAAAAGGATATGGGCTCATATCAATCATTGACTTTTATATGTTCAAAACAGGATTGGCGGGCAAATTACATGTGCCAGGGGATCAAGAATGCAAGACCTATATGTCTTTTCTCCTGAGCGCATTGATGGCTATAGAATGCCATGGTGATGTTCCCAAGATATCTCATCTTGTGAAATACATCAACAATGGGATCATTCTTTCCTTCAAGCTTCAGAGCCACAAAAAGAGGATGGTTCAGTCTTGGACCGTTTCCACAAAAGGAAAGGAAATCTGGATGAGAGACCAAGGATCCGCTTTAAATGGATTTGGAAGGACTATGGTGAGGCTACTCGGATCAAATCTTATAAGCGAGAAGGCTTTACTTGGAGTCAAGAGGACCAAAGCGCTGAAGCTCACAGGTATAAGAGAGGTAGCAGAAGGAAGAAACATCCCTGAGAAGATCAAGATGAGAGGGATTGTTCACCAAGAGGACGCTCTGAAGCTTTCAGAAGACGCTTGTATGGATTATGAGTGATACATGAAAAAAACGTTGATGAATCCCGTGATGAGGGGAGAACATCTGGATTGGTTTTTTTCGT